GTTTCTTGGGTCAAATAAAAGGCCCCGGCATGGTCGGCAAACCATCCGGGGCGTGACTGGAGCGATAGGAGGCTCCGTGTATGAAAGACTATGTCCGTTTGTCTGGCGGTGCGCTCGTTTACCCTGATGGCTCTGTCGCTTTTCCGCAGGTCGCGGACTGGTTTGACGTCAAGGCTCACCAGCTCAGCCCGACGCAAATAGAAATCACTGCGAAGCGTCCTCGCTACTACCTGGAGGGCACGTTCGATGACCTTACGCAAGATCAACAGGGGCAGTTAAAACGTATACAGCTGGACGGCTATCCTGAGCCTTCACATGCTGAGCTGGAGGCGCGCAAGGCATTGAGTCTCAAGGTCGCGGCTAATCGCGCTAAGACCCGCGTGCGCAAGCTCTGCAAGGCGATGGATGCCAATGCACTGCTTACCCTCACATATAAGGCCAATCAGGGCGATCTAGCCCTGTGTAAGCGCCACCTGGCTGCCTTCGTTCGGTCGGTTAAAAAGTACTGGCCTGACTTCCAGGCCGTCGCTGCGTTTGAGACCCAAAAACGGGGCGCGTGGCACGTGCATTTGGCCGTGGCTGGTGTCCCTCGCGTCTTCACTGTGCGTAACAGTCGCGGTGTCCCTCACCTGGTCAAAAGCTGGAACCTGCTCCGTGACACATGGCGGCGTGTCGTCGGTGAGCATGGCGGTAATATCGATGTCGCCAGGAAAAAACGGCACTCTCGAAAGTCTCCCGCGAAAATCGCTGCGTACCTGTCGAAATACATCGTCAAGGCATTCGCTGAGGGCGAAGCCTACTCTAACCGGTGGACCAAGTTCGGCGATTGCAAACTCCCTGCCCCTGTGGAGCTTGGCCGCGTCGTTGACCCTCTCCGCATGATCGTTGACTGCTTTGGCCTCATAGGGTCTTGCACCTGCGTGGCTACGGTCATCTGGTCCAAGTTCGGGGATTGGTTTTATCTTGCATCTGAGTCTCCTTCCTGATACAGTTCATTTCGCGCTCAATGTGAGTGCGTCAACAAGGAGCCGTCATGCCTCAATCTCAAGTCAATTTCGCAGCCTTCGCGGCTGCTTTCGTTTGTCCTCCCCCTGCTGTAAACGATGCGGCACCTGCTGTGACGGCTCTGGCCGTGTCCGAGCAGGGGGTGGGCACCATTCCCTCCTGGACGCCATCGCGTCAGTTGTCTTGTTTTGTGGTGTCGGGCGGCTGGCGCGGTGATTGGTATCTAGATTTTCAGTCCCTCGGCGGTTGTCTTGATGCCCCTGATTTTCTTCCTGCTGGGTCCACCGGGGTGGGTGCTGACCCTGCTGATAGGTGCTCTTTCTACGCTGATGGTTACCGTGTTCGGCCGGGGGTGTGCTGTGCTTAGCCTCACGTCTCAAACTATGGCGGACGCTCGCGCGCTCGTCTTCCCTGGGCGTCTCTCGAACCTTGATAGTACGGGCCGCACCGTTATCAAAAAGGGGGCAGTTGTCAGTTATCACGGTCTTCGCATGTCGGTCATCAAGGTTTCTCGTGGCTACTACTGGGGCGTCCCTCTCAACGTCTTCGGCAAGGTCGTTCCGGATGTGGCGCCTGTCCTAGATCGTTGCGCACACGTTCAGGTGGTCGCATGAGTCCAGCCTTAAGCCTCACGCGTGGGGCTTCGGGCCGTGTTCCTGCGGCGTCTATCACATAGGACAAATATGCAAAGCATCATTGAAATTCTCCTGGTCAACGTCAAGGAGGGCAAGGCGAAAAAAACTGGCAACGACTACCGCATTACTGAGGCTCATTGTGTCCTCCGTAATGACGACGGCACTCCCGGCGCGGTCGGCGTTTTGACTGTGCCCAAAGCCCTGGAAGACTCGGCGCGGCCTGGCACTTATACCGCTTCGTTCGCTCTTGAGGCGGCGACTTTCGGGGAGAATCAGGGGAAGATCGTTGCCGCGCTCAAAGGGCTTGTTCCGTTGCCTCCGAACGCCCAGCGGCGTCCTGGTGCTCCTTCGCCCACCACTGCGGGCTGATAGGCCGATATGAGCATGTCTCAATGCTCTGAGGGTCAGCAGCCTTTCCAGCTTCGCTACGGCGCGGCTGATGGGCCGCTGACTGCGACCGGGGATGACAAACTATGACTGTCCACCGCATCACATCTGCACTGGCATTCGTCGCTGCGTTCGTCCTGGCTGTCCCTGCCTACGCTCTTGAGCAATGCGCTGAGGGACAACATCCTTGGAAATTGCTGTATCAGGGCACGTATGACCTGACGACTGGCCTGACGCCGCAGCAAGCGTGTCAATCGTGGGCAGCCGCGAACAACGGTTGGTCCTTCGTGTCGATCGTTGATAACGTATGTCTCATTACGTCGCCGTCTTATGGCGACGATACTGCGCAGGCGGTGCCGGTGTGTGAGTCGGGTAGCGGGCCGGCGCCTGATCCTGGTTCTCCAGCGCAGGTGCGCATTGATGCGGTCAATGGCCATCTACAGCTTACAGTCGGCGTGGGCACCCAAACCATTGTTGTGACGCCTGAGCCAGTCAGTGATGAGCGCATCGCGGATATGGGCGAACTATTCATGCTCTTTTTATTCGCTGGGCTAGTCGTTTTCTGCTCTCGCTCACTCTACGACCTGGTTAGGTCCGATACGGTAAGGGACTAAAGAAATGAATCCTCTGGAAATCATGTTCGCGCTCGGGCTTACGCTCATGCTCTGGATAGCTTTTCGTTGAGTGTTCAGCCTCCTGCGCGCGTCTTGCGTGCAGCGGGCTGCATATCTCGTGCGGCATAACCTTAAAGGAAATTGGAAAATGAAAGTTCGTTTCGCTTCCCCTCGCGCGATCTCGCGTGCTGCTGTCGCGGCTGTTTTCGCTGCCATCGGGCAGGCTCACGCGGCGCTGCCTGCTGGCTTCGCCGGCTCGGTCACTCAGTATCAAGCTGATACCGTTGAAGCCCTCGGCCTGCTGATGGCTGCCGGCGTGGTCATTTGGGGCGTGATGCGCCTCAAGTCCAAGTTGGGCCTGTGATGCGGTTCCCTCGCAAGGTGGCTGGCCTCCTTGCGGGGGTTCTGCTTTTCCTCGCTGCGGTCGTCCATGCTGCACATGTTGTACGTCGCTTTTCGATAGTTGCCGTTTTTTTATTCGCTCCGGCTCTAGCTCTCGCTGCTGCATGCAGCGATGCTGCTGACGCGGCAGCCGTAAGCAACTGGAATACCTACCAAAAGCCACAAACTCCGTGGTGTACTGCGACCACTGCGGTAAAGGAGGTTGTGCCTAATGCGCCGTATGCGGATATCGTTTACTACTATGTGTATGGCAACTGTTCGGACTCAGGCGCGCCGTATAGGGCTATAGGGACGTTCACATGTTCGGAACCGTCCTGCACTGCACAAAACAATGTGGCTGACTTATTCGCGCGGTTCGCCACGATTGATAGTCCTCCTGACGTGACTATGGCCAATGCCGCGAGTGTTACCGCCATCGCTACAGCGTTCTATGCCCTCGGTGACACGCCGACAGTCTGTTATCAGGGGTGCGTTCACGATCTCACTCCGCTGCCGTCTGACCCTGACGGCGTTTATTTCAAGCCGTCTAGTGGCCCGTATGAGCTTTATAGGGGCTACGGTGCGGACCGATCTAACACGGTCTGCACCGGTCCTGGCAACGCGGGGACCAGTGCATCTATTTCCCCTGTCACATCTGCCACCGTTTCGCCTGTAGCGTCGTCCTCTTCCGGTACGTCTAGTGGCGGCGGCACTGGCTCTGGCTGTGCTCCTGGCGACACGCGCGCCGGTTGTGCCGAGCTAGGCACTCCATCCGATGAGACTATTCCCGGTGTGACAGTCACGCTTCCCGGTTTCGCGCCTGAAACTCAGCATTTCGGCTCCGGGCAGTGCCCTGCGAACGTGTTTATGTCTTTCGGCGGCATAAACAAGAGTCTGAAAATTTGGGACTGGCAGTATTCCTGCGATGTGCTTGTGACGTACATCAAGCCTATGGTTTTGACGCTCGGCGCGCTTGCTGCTTTTTTCATCCTCCTGGGTATGCCTCAACCTGGCTCGGTGTCATCGGAAGGAGCCTGATATGCAATTCGCACCCTGGCTTTTAGCGCTCGTTCAGCCTCTTGTATCTCGCGTTCTTGTAGCTCTTGGCCTCGCGGTCGTTACGACTGTCGGGCTTGGTGCGGTCATCGACCAGGTGAAGGCTCTTTTAATCGCGAAGATGTATGCCCTGCCGGTGGATATGCTTAATGTTTTTCTGCTGACTGGCGGCGGTGAGGCGCTCGGCATGATTTTCGGTGCGATTGCTGTTCGTCTCGTAATCAATGGCGCTGCTTCTGCTACTCGGCGGCTCGGCACAAATCCGGGTTAGTCATGCTCACCGTAATCACTGGCACGCCAGGCGCGGGCAAAACGTTGTACGCGATCCAGAAGATCATCCTGGGCGTGCTCGGTAAAACCGTGACGCAAACCGACAAGGACGGCGCGGTCACGGAGCACGCTGTCAAGGTCTACACCAACATCAAGGGCTTGCAGGTCGATCATGAGTTGATCGACGATAGCGACAAGGGCGGCATCAAGAACTGGCATGAGTGGGCAAAGCCAGGTTCGTTGATCGTCTATGACGAATTTCAAAAAGCGATGCCTCCTCGGCCTAACGGTTCTGCGGTGCCGCGATTCATTCAGGAGCTTGATGAGCATCGGCATCGAGGCGTGGATTTTGTCCTTATCACGCAAA